AAGATTTACGATGATGGCTGCAAGCGGCTTGCTATTGATAGTCTGTCCTTCCATTACTTCAACCTCAACGATTCTGGATACTCTCAGAGCAGTTGTCAGCTCAGCAATAGACTTATACAGCTTGTGACCGATTCCGTCTTCAAGCAGAAGCATCTCTGTCAGCATGTCAGCAGTTGTGAACATAACTGGGTTTCCGGAGCCCTTATACTTCTTTCTGGATCTGATTACTGTGTCAATGAATGTCTTAGCAACAACATCATCAGTAGCATCAGCCTTAACATTAACAGAAGCCTTAATATTAAAGAGATCAACATCCGTAGCAATAGGTCTTACATTCAGCTCATGAATCTTGTCATCAGAGTCGTTAGCTCTGCCATCACCAATAAGAATAGCTCTTGCAATTTCCTCATCGAGCATCATTCTCATTTCACCCTTGATCCATGCAACTACATCAAAATCTGTGATGTCAGTGATGTCATCTCTGTCAAGTTTCTGCTTCTTGTAAATTGTCTGTGGAGTAGTAGTTCTCTTAAGCAGTGTGAATACTTCTTCCTTCTTCTGGTTACCCTTCATATAACCCCTTGCACGAGCATCATCCTCAGTGATGTTTGCATACTGGGACTTAATTCTCGAGAAAGGTGTGTGATGGACACCATTCATGACTACATCAACCCAGCCGGTATCTCTCTTGATCCACTCAGGCGGATTATTGAGTGACTTTGGCTCCGGGAAGAGCATGTCGAGGTCTCTTACACCATAAGTCTGAGTTGCTGTTGTCTGTGAAGGACCAGTCATTCCATCCATCGGTACAGTGTGCGCGAGGATACCATCCTCCATATGAGTCTCAACAGTATCTCTAAGCGATGCTTTGTTGCGAAATGCATCATTGATAATAGCCTGCATATCGTCATGGCTCAGATAGTTATCGGTTCTTGTTGCAGAATCAAATGCGTTGTGCTTCATTTCTTCCTCCTCTTCGGAATCATCGTATTCTTCTTCGTCATCTTCTTCGTCTTCATAGTCCTCATCGTCTTCGTCATCTTCTTCCTCTTCAAGAGACTCAAGGACTTCTTTTTCCTTTTCGTCGAGCAGATAAGCAACTACTTTCTGCTGCTCTTCACTCATCTCGTCCAGAACATCCTGAACTGTTCTTTCTTCGGTGTTATCCTTTGCCATATCTTCTCCTTCTTCACTCTCTGCCGCTTCTTCTGAGTGATAGAGTTCAAGCTCTTGTTCACCGCAGAAAATTTCAGCTTCAAAAGATTCGCCATCAGCATGTTCAAGATAAGGCATGTCTATCCTAGCTTCAGGATTTGCCCCTGCAAGAACAAGACTGAGTTCTCTGATTGCACCGTGGAAAACTTCCCCAGTAGTTTTGTCTTCTTTCAAGTCGTTGGCATAAATAGAAAGAGACAGTACATCATTATTTCGTACCATCTCTTTTGCATGCTGTCCTCTTGATGTGTTGTTAAACTTTAAATAAGAATAGACTCCTTCAGGAGGTCTATACTCCAGGAGCGCATGACCTAGAACATTTTCCGGATCGTAATGGTCATGCATATAAACAAGAGGAACTACTTTTCCATCATTCTGTTTGAAAGCAGACTCTCGGATCGTTCTTCCATCGGCGCACTTAATGTTGAATTTAGTAGCCCAGCCACTAAAGTCATAAGTTTTCTTTGCCATTTTGAATTCTCCTTAAAAGTTTGCTATAGTTCGCTGACCGGCGTTTGCATTGGGTCATAGTCAGCTGCTCCTTCGTCTGAAGTCGGCAATACCTGCTGACCGCCCATCTGCATTGCTAGCTGCTCAGGTGACTGATTAAGATTACTATTAACGAGCATGTCTGCCTTTGGATCATCAGATGGCTTAATGCCAATAACCTGTCTGATTTCATTGGATGTCATGACTTCATTTCTTGTAAACTTATCAGCAATGTCAGCAATACTATTAACTGGTACCAACCTGAACGGATCTCTGAAGAATTCAATAGACTGCCCACGAGTTCTGGCAGTCTTAGTAAGGAACTTACGTTTTAGCTCATTAGTAATAGCTGAAAGGATTGGCTCGATTGTTGAATTGTAATAATTCAGCATAGTCTTTTCGTCTGCTGTACCTTTAAGAATCTCCTCGGTAATTCCTAACTGCCCATATAGTGTACTCGTTAGATACTCGATTTGTTTCATAAGATTGTTCTCAACAGGACGATTAAGCTGAGTAATCTTTTCAGTTGCGTCAACGTATGCTATTCCGTATTTAGATCCGGCAAGTTGTGTTTCTATATCCTTACGACGCTTTTCAGCCTGATTCCTTCTGGTATCATTCTTAACGGTGTAAGGAAGTTGGATAATAATATCAAGTTTGCCAGCTCCGCTCTGTTCATCAACAGCATCAAGAAGATTGAGCTTCCTAACAAGTCTCTGATAAGTGGAGTTTGGCTCATTCATTACTGCATAAAATGGATTCTCAATAATACCAACACTCTTTTTGTGCATAATTATTTCAGACTGTTTTCCTGTTGCTTCGTTGTAAAAACGAAGTTTTACATGCTGTGGATACCAAGAAACGATTTTTGCCGTTCTAAATGAAAGAACGTCGAATGAACCTGTTTCGTTTGGTGTAACTGTTGTTTCTGTCGGCATGATAGCAACCACCCCTTCATCGAACATTGACATAACAACATCCTGAATAAAGGCTCTTCCAGTCTGATCTATATTTGCACTAAGAGTTAAGGCCTCATTAAGACCTGTATCCATTTCATCTAAAAAACGGTCGTTTTCATCAAGTCTTACGTGCTTAATGTCAACAGCCGCTACATCCATTGCTATTCTGTTGTATATTGAGGTCACAATAGACCTCTCATTACCTCGTGTAAGCCTTCGCCTATCCGGTCGATATGACGATGATTCGCCATATGTGATCTGAGTTGGCGGCGTCGGAGCTCTAGTTAAAGCACTCCAGGCATGCTGGAGGCGATCCGAAAATTTGTATTCCATTAACGCCTCCTCTTCTTTCTTTTAGTTTTAATGGCACCTTTGATACCACTTTCAGCGGCATTAGCAGCTTCAGCTACAAGTAGCCTTGATGCGGCTTTAATCTGAGGAGCTTTTCTACGAAGCATCTTAGCGTTTTTAACCGATTTCCTCGCCGCTTTTTTAGACTTCTTCTCAGCATCGACATAACTAAGGAAACCTTTGTCACTCACGAATTGGCCAGTATCCTGGATTGTCTGAGTAGTTTTTCGTTTGTTCCATTTCATGCCTTTAATGCCATAATGGGCTAAATAATCATCAGAGTTAAAAAGACGATGCTCGAGGTAATATCTATAGTCGTTTTTGCTGTACATAGTTACCTCCGTTTCTTTTTATTCTGGCTAGCAAGGTATTCCTTTCCATAACTTTGCATCTCTTTATTCCATTTAGCCTCTTTTTTGGAACGCTTGTGCGTATTAAGAGTTTCTATTGTTTGTTTCTTTTTACGTTTCTTTGGCTTCTGAGAATCAGCATAATTTTTCAGCTCTGTATTATATGCAGCTTTCTTTGCTATGTGATCGATTCTTCCATGTGCCGTTTTATTATTGGCAGTTGCATTGGCATTTTTACGCATATTATTAAGTTTTCGTTCTTCAAGACTCGGCTCCCTAGTTGTAAACATTTTAGCGGTTCTCTTAAGTCTATTTAACGGCTTATTTTGCCTTCTTATTGAGCCCACAAGGATATTGTTTACATCCCGTCCTGTTGACTGCATTTTTTTATTTTTGGATTGAACATTATCAACCACTTTTGTATTCTGTGCAATCGGAGTATTTAAACTAAACTGACTTTTTAACCAATCCTTCACTCCAGACTTATGTTTATGCCACTTCATACCTTTAACGCCATAATGGGCAAGATAATCATCTGACTCCATAAGACGATGCTCGAGGTAATATCTGTAATCGTTTTTGCTATACATAATTACCTCCTAGTGTTTCTTTACCCAATCATCAGAGCGCTTACGAATTCTCTTCTTCTCTTTTGACTTCTTTTGGGCCTCTTTAATAATTGGAGCTGTAGCATTACTTAGAACAGCTTTTCCTTGTCCTGCGCGATGTGCCGCAGGGTTTTTCTTAGAATAAGTCGTTTCAGACACAATGCTAGTCATATTTCCTTTATGTGAAACCTTAGTACTTGTATCTTTAACCCATTTACGAGTACTACGGCTTTCAAGTTTGCTTTTTATTTTATCAAGCTTCTTTTTAACTTTAGCTTTAGGCTTTCTCTGTTCTTTAACATACTCTGCCTCGGACCTAACTGCATTTGGTAAATGCCTCGCTAAATTCTCTAAGCCATGCATTCCACCGACAGAATGCTTAGGATCATATGCCGATCGAATCCAGTCGGTTCCATCAGTTCTATTTGCTTTATGCTTTCGCCATTTCATGCCTTTAACGCCATAATGGGCAAGATAGTCATCGGATTCGGCAAGGCGATGCTCGAGGTAATATCTGTAATCGTTTTTGCTATACATAATTACCTCCTTTTCTTTTTCTTTCTTACGGCATTATATAAAGGATCGGTGGCTGAACCAGTCTGGAATACATTAACATTTCCTTTTCCATTGTTTGCGATGTATCCTTTAGTTTTAAAAGCTCGATCCATATCGCGATTAACTTTATACATCGCAATATCAACTTTCTTCTTTTGCCGTTCTTTAGCAGCTCTTTTTTCGACTTTTGAATAATCTTTATTTCCGCTAACTTTTTTAAGCCCTTTAAATAGTTTACTTTTAGAGGTCCTTTTTTTTATCTTGTAGTCGCCTCTTACTGTGTCTTTAAAACCCAAATCCTCTGTCGAAGACTCTCCAGCCTTTCGAGTTTTCCTTGATTTAATTCTTCCATTAACTGGATCAACATATGTATGGTCTTTGTCGCCATAGCCTCTATTACGAAGATCGGTTTTAATATTCGATAATTCGGTCTGAAGGCCAGCTTTATGTTTCCGCCACTTCATGCCTTTAACACCGTAATGAGCGAGGTAATCATCTGACTCTTCGAGACGGTGTTCAAGGTAATATCTGTAATCGTTTTTGCTGTACATGATTACCTCCGTTATTCAAACGCATCCTTATTAGCCTTGTAAGCGATATAAGCATCCATAAGTGCTGCAACATTATCGATTTTCATCTCATGACGCTTCTTTAAAAGCTTACGATTGCCATTAGTATCTTCAAGAGTTATACAGTTTCCCATTGCAAAAGACATAAGTTCCTCATCGAATAATAGCGCTCTTTCAGAAGCTAAAATCTTAAGTTCCCCAAGAGGAACCGATTCTGTCTTTGAGCCTTGTGGAACTTTCTCAATACCGAATGGACCGTTTTCTGTTTCCCATCGTTCAACGAACTCTTTGGCGTTGTAAGGGTCATAGCCAAAAGCAGCAACATCATAATCTTTATCAATTATGTGCTGCTCAAGGTCCTCGTAAACTTCCATCATATCGAGAACTTTTCCCTCAAGAACAATAAGGCTTCCCTCTTGCATGAAGTCTTGATACTTAAGCCTCATAGCCAAAGGAAGATTATCAAGGGTAAGCCTTGTAATATAGCTTCGTGTTTTAACCCCAAACATGCCATTAGACAATGGAAACAAAAACGTAAACGCACAAAAGTCATCGCCCTGTGAAAGGTCAGCTCCAAGTGCGCATGACATTTTCCAGAAATTTCGCTTACGCTTATGAGGAAGCGTTTCTTCATATGTAAAGAAATAGGTATACCCTTCCATAGGTATACCAAAACGTTTTGCTAATATATCGTTCCTTGCTGCGGGAGCATTTTCTGCTCTTTCTACATCAAGTTGATATGTTTCGTAGCTAACAGTCTTCCCAAGATTTGGATTAGCCTTAATCCATGCTTCTGGTTCGTCAACCTCCTT